AGTTTTATCTGGAGAATGGCGGTGCGTACCATGACATTACGCCCATTCGTAGCCATGCCACCCTAAGCAACCCGTTTAAAACAACCATTAACTCAACCACCGTTACGGTTACTGCCGCTTCTCATGGCGCAGTAACAGGTGACTATGTAACGTTTAGTAATGTGGCGACCGTAGGTGGACTTGATTTAAACAATGAATACTCAATTGTTTACGTTGATGCCAATACCTATACAATCACAGCGGCTAGTCAGGCTTCGTCCACGGTAGCGGCTGGTGGCGGTACAACCGTCCAAGCTTTGTATGAAATCAACGTAGGTCTGGCATATGAGATCCCACTGACAGGTTGGGGTGCTGGCGCTTGGAATGCCGGAACTTGGGGTTTTGGAGGCACATCTACCTCTGCCTTGCGTCTTTGGAGCCAGTCTAACTTTGGTGAAGACTTGGTTCTTGGATACCGTGGTAGCCCAATCTATTACTGGGATGCCTCCTTTGGCGTGGATAAAACCACGTTTACAGTGACTATTGCCTCTCCTGCGGTGGTAACGGCTTCTATTGCTTTGCCTAATAACACACCTGTTATTCTGGCAACCTCTGGCTATCCTTCCGCTTTGCCTACAGGGTTGACCCCGGGCGTTACGTACTATGTTATTAATGCCTCAGGCACAACGTTTAATTTAGCCGCCACTGCTGGCGGTGCGGCTATCAATACCTCAGGATCCCAATCTGGGGCGCATTACATTTTGAACAACGCAGTCCCCGTTACTTCCCTGTACGGGGCTTCTGACGTTCCAACCGTCCAGAACTTCCTGTATGTGTCTGATATTAGCCGTTTTGTGTTTGCTTTTGGTTGCAATGACTACGGCTCTAGCACCCAAAATCCAATGTTAATTCGTTGGTCGGATCAGGAATCTGTAGTTAACTGGACTCCGTCAGCCACAAATCAGGCAGGCAGTGTGACTTTGTCTCACGGCTCAAGCATCATTACATCAATCCAAACCCGTCAAGAGATTATTGTTTGGACTGACTCCGCTCTGTATTCCTTACAGTACATCGGCCAGCCGGTAGTTTGGTCAAGCCAATTGTTGGGTGACAACATTTCCATTATTGGTCAAAACGCAGTTGCCCAAGCTTCTGGTGTTGTGTACTGGATGGGCATCGATAAATTTTATGTTTACGATGGCCGTGTAAACACATTGAACTGCGATTTGCGCCGTTATGTTTATCAAGACATTAACCTTGGGCAAGCCCAGCAGTGTTTTGCCACAACCAATGAAGGCTTCAATGAAGTCTGGTTCTTCTATTGCTCCTCCGGTAGCAACGTGGTAGATAAATATGTGGTCTATAACTACATGGAAAAGGTGTGGTACTACGGAACCATGGGCCGTACAGCATGGCTAGATACTGGCCTGCGTGATTATCCTATCGCCGCTACTTACAGCTACAACTTGGTCAACCAAGAATATGGTTTGGATGACAACGAGACAGGTACGCCCGTTGGTATTGATTGCTTTATTTCATCCGCAGAATTTGACATTGACGATGGCGATAAATTTGGGTTTGTTTGGAGGATGTTGCCTGACCTGACATTCTCAGGATCTGACGCAAGCCCTACACCAGAGGTAACGTTTACACTGTATCCAATGAAGAACTCAGGTTCTGGCACAGGCACACCGGGCGTTGGCAACGTAGACCAATTAACAGGTGCGCAGTACACGGTGACCGAAGGCTTTACAGGGCAGATCAATACCCGTGTTCGGGGCCGTCAGCTTATCTTAAAGGTAGGATCAAGCCGTCTAGGCACTAACTGGCAGTTGGGTTCCACCCGTATTGACATCAGACCGGACGGCAGACGATGAGCTACATCATTACGTCTGAGTATGAACTCAATAAGGTAGCCGCACCTAACTTGCCGCTTGCCCCTAAGGAATACAGCCCTCAATATATTGACCAACTAAACAATGTTTTGCGTTTGTATTTCAACCGCATGGATGCATTGACGGGCCAGTTAAATGCCTCATCTGGCGGAATTGGCATACGCCTGCCTTACGGGGCATTTTCTAGCGATCAAGACCAGACTACACCGGCTAATACCGCCACGTTGATGACGCTCAACACCACGGACTTTGCTAATGGTGTCAGCATTAACAGTTCTAAAATTACTGTAGCTTATGCTGGTATTTATAACTTGCAGTTTAGCGTTCAAGCGCAAAATACTTCAGTTCAATTGCATGATATGAGCATTTGGCTAAAACAAGACGGCACGGATATTGTTGGGTCAACCGGATTTATTTCCGTTCCTAACAGTCATGGCGGTATAGATGGTCATGGAATCTATGGCTGGAACTATTTTCTCAGTATGACCGCCGGACAGTACGTAGAGATATATTGGTCGGTTACAAATACAGCTATAACAATCCAAGCTTACCCAACATCAGTAAGCCCGACACGCCCATCCACACAATCTGTTGTGGCAACCATGTCATTTGTGTCGTCTTTGACGTAAGGTTTAAACATGACATTAGAAGAACTTAAAGCCCTATACGCCGAAAAAGGTGCTAACGAACAGCGTGTTACGCCTTCCGAGCAAGGCGACATTGTTGACTATATCCCTATTCAATATGGCGAAGGTTGGTTTGCATCTGATGCCGCACCTGAAATTATTGGTTACCAACCCGGTGCAGGTGGTGGTGAAGGTGGTGATTTGCCTGTTCCTGTTTACAGCACTGATAAAAAGTTAGGTGGATTTGCCAAACAAGAAGGCGATTACATTTATAACTACGATCCTGAAGGCAATTTTACAGGCCGCACCAAGTGGAATGAAAATATGCTCAAGTCCACCATTAAAGATCTTGGCCCCCTTGCTATGGCGGCACTCACAATGGGTGGCGGCGCAGGATTACTGGGTAATGCTTTGTTTGGACTTGAGGGTACTGCGGCATCTGCCGCTGGCGGTGCTTTGGCTGGTGGTGTAAACGCTTATGGCAACGATCAAGATATCTTAAAGGGTGCATTGCTTGGTGGCGTGTCTGGCGCGGGATCTGCAAAACTTACCGATATTTTGGGTGCTGATGCTTTGGATGGTGCATTTAAAAATGCCACGGTAGGCGATGTAATCAAAGCAATCAACTTTGCCAAGAATCCCACAATAGAGGGGGCGGCAAACGTTGCTTCACCCTACATGCCCAACTTTAGTGTTGGCGATGGCGCAATATCTTTAAACGATATATTTAGGGGCGTAGGGACTGCACAAGCTTTAAGTAGTGGTGATTACGGGCAGATATTTAAAGCCATTACTGGAATGTCTGGGAATCAAGGCAAGAGCCTTAAATCATCCCTTTCGGGGTTTGATGCTAACCCAGATGATTTTGTTGAAGGTTACTTCCAGCCCGGCGGTGAAGGGTATAACGCCTTGATGGCTGGAGACACAACAGTTTTAGAAGACCCTCAAAATTTAGATGCTTTCCTGCGAACGCTATCGCCCTATGCAGAAGATGGCGGAGCATCTGTGTTTAAACAGCCTGAGGACTTGCCTGAGCTTGAGACTGTGTCTAAGCGCCCCATTACATCAATTGAGAGTATTTTGGGGAACCCTGACATTTTGCAAGAAGTTCCACGCAATGTAACTTTGCCCGACAACCCAGAAGAATTAGTGATTACGGGGGATCGTGAGAAGCCATACGTTCCCAGCATCCGCACCAAAGATATTGTCTCCGACATCCCAGATGAAATAACTGCCGATGAGATTGAAAAGCTTTTCCCCAATATTGATTTCAATGACATCCTTCAAACTGTTACAACTCCTGAAACAAAAACTGTTACGCCTACAAAGACCGTTACTCCCGCAACTGTCACACCCAAAACAACTGTACCGGGGACAACAACCACAGAGCAGGCATTGATCAATCTTGGTTTAAACGCACCAATGCCTAGCCAAGATCCCTATGCCAATATAAAATCAATGGAAGAGCTGTTTGGTGGTGATATTGCTTACAAACTGAAGGCACTTGGTGCGCCTAAAAACCTAGCGTCTGCTGATATAGACGCTCTTACTCGTCTACTAAGGAATCAAAATGGATGAACAGGTATTTGACCCCACTTTTGGTGGCTCACTTCCAATCGGTTCAGTGAGCTTGGAAGATCCAGCGTCAGATCCAAACACCAACCCCAATACTAGTACAGATGTTAATTCACCGTTTAAACGTGGTGATGTTTTTACAAACCAAACTACGTTAGACCCATCTGCTGGCATAGCAGGGTTAAAAAAGGTCGTAGCAGATAACAAGGCATGGCTGGCTGGGGCGGGTGCTTTGGCTAGTGTTTATGGCGGCGGCACAAACGCAGACAAGAAAACGGGCTACCAAGGTGTTATCCCTACGTTATCTGCGTCCCGCTCAATGATCACCGCTCCCCCAACACTTAAGCAGGGCTATCGTCCGGGCGCAGGTGGTATTGATTATGGTGGTGATGTAACGTATGCATTAGCCCCCGGCAGAGATCCTTGGGCTAATTTGTCTGGAACATCAGGTTCTGCGGCTGGTGCAAACTTAACCGCCCCCGGCGGGTTAACCACAATTGCAGGCGGCACAACCGTAACACCCGGTGGTACAACTGTAGTAGCGCCCGGTGGTACAGGTGTTACAACAGTTAAGGGCGGTACAACTGTTGACACTATTAAGGGCGGTACAGGTAACGATACCATTGCCAAGAATTTAGGTTCCAAGGGATACCAAGCGGCTATTGCGGCAGGACTTACCCCTGCCCAATATTTAAACAACATCAATCAATGGTTGATTGACAACCCACGGGCAAGTAAAGCTCAAATTGATGCCGCCATGAATCAGTTTGGTGTAAGCCAAGAAGATTTGCAGACGGCTCTAGGAACTACAAACTTTTCAGATTACACCAAGTATGGTTTAACTCACGGGCAAGGATTGCAAGAGTTAAACATGATGATCTCTAATTGGGTTGCAGATCACCCATATGCAACCAATGCTGAAATCCAAGCCGCCATGAAAAAAGCTGGCGTTAACGATGAAGATATTGCCCGTGGTTTAAACGCATTGTCAGCCTCCGCTGGTAAAGAATACGCAATTGTTCATGACATGGGCTTAGATCAGTTATACAAAAATATTTTGGACTATCAGGCCGCAGGGCATTCGCCCGCAGAAGTTGCCGCCGCACTAAAGGCCACAGGGCTTGAACAGCGCGACATTAATGCGGCCAATAAATTTGCAACAGAGATGGGCTATACGGCCAACCCTACATCAGCGGCGGCAACTGTTAACTATCTACCACCAACCAAAACTGAACTTGGCTCGATTGCAAATAAAGTGGCTGATGTAATCCAAAATACTACGCCTGTGGTTCAAAATACCGCCCCCGATAACTCAAGCAAGCTTAGTGAGATTTATCAGTATTTTGCAGATCCATCAACGCAAGCCGCACTTGCTTCCGGTGATACACGAAGTATTGCTGAAACAATGCAAGCACTAGGCTATTCTCCAGCCGAGGTGGCTCAAGCTACAGGCACAAATGTTGCCGATGTTCAAGCCGCATACGATGCCGCTTTAGGAGGTAATAAAGCCTCCTCGGATAACTATTACCAAGATTACTATGCCGAAGGCGGTATGGCTAAAGGTCGTTATCTCCAAGGCGATACAGATGGCATGGCAGACAAACTCCCCGCTAAGATTGGTCAAGACCAGCCAGCGGCTTTAAGTCATGGTGAGTTCGTCATCCCTGCGGATGTGGTTTCTCACATGGGTAACGGCAACTCAGATGCTGGAGCTAAGAAACTTTACCAAATGATGGACAAAATTCGTATGGCACGTACTGGCACAAAGAAGCAAGGCAAACAAATCAACCCTGACAAGTTCATGCCCGGTGGCTTGGCTTATGCCGCTGGCGGTGCTGTTAAGAAGTTTGAAGCAGGCGGCTCCACAGGAACTCCTGCGGCTAACTACAACGCAGGACTTGCAGGGGTGGAATCTAACCTGTCTAACTGGGCAGGCCCATATGTAACCAATATGCTCGGTCAAGGCCAAGCCTTGGCTAACATGCCTTATCAGGCATACATGGGCCAGTTGACTGCGGGTGAGTCTCCTTTACAAACCTCTGCGTTCAACACTGCCGCAGGCTTGCAGACACCATCTAGCATTGGCACTGCCGCTACAAACGCAGGAGCTATTGGCACTGCCGCTCAAGGGTTGAAGTACACACCCACAACCACATCGTTTGACGCCGCTCAGGCTCAAAGCTACATGAACCCATACTTGCAGGCTTCATTGAATCCTCAGTTGGAAGAAGCTCGCCGTCAGTCTCAAATTACCCAACAACAGAACGCCGCCAAGATGACTCAGGCTGGCGCTTTTGGTGGCTCTCGTCAGGCTATTCTTGACGCAGAAACACAACGTAATTTAGGGACTAACTTGGCCAACATTACCGGTCAGGGATACGCCAATGCGTATGACAAAGCTACCCAACAGTTCAACGCTGATCAGCAACGCAAGATGCAAGAAGCCCAATACGGTGCAGGCTTTGGTTTACAGGGTCTACAAACAGGCTTACAAGCCGCGCAAACTCAAGGCGGTTTGGGTGTTCAACAGAACCAAGCTGACATCAATAATCTCAATGCACAACTGGCCGCTGGCGCTCAACAGCGTGGCATTGAGTCTGAAGGTATTGCCGCAGACAAAGCTCAGTTTGAGGAGGCTAGAGCGAACCCTTATAAGATGGTTCAGTACCAACAATCTTTGTTGCAAGGCTTACCGTTAGCGGCTCAAAGTTATCAAGGTATTGAGCCTTCTGCGTTAATAAAAGCTTCTCAGGGTGCTACCACTGTAAATCAGTTGTTAAAAAATCTGAACCTTATTTGAGGATATCTAAATGTTTACACCTCCATCAGTCAATCAGATAACCAAAACTTACATGGGGCAACCAGCCCCATTAGCTTCAAAGGTTGACCAAGATAAAAAGCAACATGGTGGGATTCCTCAGGATTTGCGCCAGCTTCTTGCTTTAAACGACATTACCGAGATGCGTGAAGGTGCTGGCATTCAGTCTGCTTTAAACGCACCTGTGAATATGCCTACAGTTGCAGAGGATGTCCAAGCCAAAGCCAAGCAGGCTTTACAGGCTCGTATGGTTCAGGAGGCTCAGAAGCAAATGGCTAAAGATGGCAAACCCGGAGTTGTTCCTTTTGGTGTACCCCAACCCAGACCGCAACCTGAAGAGCGTGGCATTGATAGTCTTGCCTCTAACATAGGCGAATCCTATTCAGGCGGTGGCGTTGTTGCTTTTGTTGAAGGCGGTACACCTCCAGACACAAGAAGTGCTGACGACATTCTGCGTGAGCAGATGCGTGTAAACGAAGAAGCCAAACGTCAAGCGGCTATTGAGCGTCAGAAAGCTGAACTTGGCTCACCTGACACAACGCAGATTGACCGTTTGGTGGCTGAGTTAGAGGGCCGTAAAGCAAAGCTTGCCGCTCCTAAACCGGGCTATGACGCAGTGATGGAATACTTGGCTCAGATAGCCAGCGCCCCATTAAGTACCCGCTCTAGTGCGGCGGCTGGTGCTTACGGCGCACAGCAACAAAATGCTTTGCAACGCAGTCGTGAAGAGCAACAGAATGCTTTGACTGAAAGAGCTATTGATTTGGCTCAGAAGAAAGCAGATGTTGGCTATCAGTACAAGAAAGATCTGTACCAGACTGGAAACACTGCCGCCGAGGCCGCTATCAAACAGAAGTACGATGCGGCTATTGCTGTGGCTAGATCAGATCAAGAGAAGGCAAAGCTTCAGCAAGAGAAAGAACTCAAGCTTAGAGAAATTGCCGCAATGAACAAGCCTCCCGCAGGCATTCAGGTTGCCAACATGTTGTTGTCAGCAGATCCAACCATGTCTAAGCCAGAGGCTTTGCGTCAGGGTTTCTTGATCACCCAAGGCGGCGATTTAAAGACTCAACAACTTGATGCCAAAAAGGTCAAAGACTTTGAAGAAGCCAAGGCCAAGATTGAGAAGCAGTGGGATGCTAGACCAGAGGCCATGCTCGGTAACTCTAAGAAGCCTGAATCACTTGAAAAGTACAACAAGTGGAAAACAGACAAAGATGCTGAGATTAACCGTGCCAAAGAGCAGATCCTTGGCGCACCCGCAGGCGGTTTGCCTTCAGCTTTACTATCTCCAACAGGGGCCGCACCTAGTGCAACTCCAGCCCCCGGAGGATATACTGTCATGGCCGGAGGGAAGGTTTACACGTTCCCAACACAAGAAGCGGCGAATGCGTTTAAACAGAAGGCTGGAGTGCAATAATGGATCTAGATGAACTGGCGAAACAGTATGGCGGTGTCGCAACTAAAGCTGAGTCAGTTAATCTAGATAACCTAGCCAAAGAGCTAGGTGGCACTTCACGCCCGGTCAAGGAGCGTACAGTCACCGAAGCCTTTACCGACCCTGCCGCCAAGCTTGCGTCAGGTATTGGTCAGTTAATCCAGTTTCCCGGTCAGATCTATGGCCTGACTACAGGCGCAATCAAAGAAAAAGACTTTGGAACCACAGGCCTGCAAGGCCTTGGACAGAGCTTGCAAGACTACGCCAAGAAGAATCTGTCTGAGAAACTTCAGGCAGAAGAGCTTGAGACTGCACGTAAGGTTGCAGAGGCCGAGAAGAAAGGCCAGCTATCTGCTTTAGGCACTCAGATTGGCGAGGTTGTAAAAAACCCTTTGACACAGGGTATTGGCTTCCTAGCCGAGCAAGTTCCTCAGGCTATCCCCTCTATCATTGCCGCCGCAATTCCCGGTGTTGGCCCTGCCGCCGCCGCAGAGTTACGTGCCGCTCAAGCCGCCGCTAAGGCCGCCGTAGGTACAGTTGCCAAGAAAGAAGCCGCAGATGCCGCTTTGAAGCTTGCCGAGAATGCCGCCAAGAAGTCAGCGATTGAGCGTGGCACACAGGCCGCTATCGGTACTGGAGCCGCACAACAAGGTGCAGACATTGGCTCAGGTAGCTTTGAAGAGATCAAACAGTACCTGATGAGAGAGAAAGGCATGTCCGAGCCTCAGGCGGCGGCAGAGGCTTTAAACCTCGCCAGAGCCGCTGGAGTAAGTGGTGCGGCCATCTCCCTTTTGGCGCAGAAATTACCCGGTGCGCAAGCCTTGGAACGTGCCCTTGCGGGTGAGAGACTCGGCACTGGTCGAATCAAAGGTGCGATTGCTGGCGCTATCAAGAATATTCCTGAGGAAATGGTTGAAGAGGGCGGCGGTAAGTTCACCCAAAACCTTGCCTTGCGTGATGTAAACCCTGAGCAAAGTCTCACTGCGGGGCTAGGTCAGACATTAGGTCAAGCCGCCCTAGGCGCAGGCCTGATCGGTGGTGGTGCGGGTGCTATTGCAGGCGGTAAGCCTGAGATCAATCCTGAAGATGTTCAGAAGGCAGAGTTTGAAAAGCGTAAGGCTGAGGACATTAAGAAGGCTGAAGAGAAGCGGGCAGAGATTGCCAAGCAGATGGAGGTCGTTAAGAACCCTGTCGGCGCTATCACTGAAGCTGAACTTGGCCCTGAGTTGGCAACGTATGTCAAACAACACCGGGCCGCCACAGGTAAGCCAGCACTCACTACATACAGTTTGGATGATGTGGTTGATGCTTTGCCCGGCAAGGATGTAGCCAAAGAAGCAACTGCTTTAAACGCATTGATCGCCCAGAAGACTGGCCACACAAATCAGGTTTACACGCCTGACGCAGTGGCCAAACTGGCCGAGGAAAAGAACGTTGACACAACCACGCCCGGTTTTACCGACTTCCTTTCTAGGACAACTGGTATCAGTGATCTTGCCCAGATGTCGCAACCTCAGTTGCATTCTGCGGTCACGGCCCTGCAAAAGCTTCCTACGTTTGAGACTAAGCAGGAGTTGCCTGAAGGCACTAACGCCACACGTTACTTGCCCGAGCAGGTTACGCAGGCCTTAGATGCTTTAAACGCCAAGATGGACGAGGCGGGCAAAGACGAGTTAACGTTTAAAGAGACTACAAAAGCCGTTGAAACAGCGACCGGACTCAAAGGTTCTGCTGTCAATGATTTGCTTAATGATGCCGCCCGTGATGGAAAGATTGTTTCGGGCGACAAGGTAGTTAGTATTCCCTCACGTACCACACCTACTGGATACGACATTCAGGAAGAAGTTGGTGCTGAGGAAGAGCAAGCACAATCTTATGATGTCATGAGCGGCGACCAAAAGGTTCGCTCGATGGACACCAAAGAGGAGGCTGAGGCTCACGCAGAGAAACTTACCAGCTTTGCTGAGTCTGAACTCAAAAAGACGCAAGAGGCGTTAAAGGCTCAGGACGCAAAGATTACCAAGTCAGAGAACGAGTTGCACAAGTTTGAACTCAATGGCTTGGTGGATACACCCGCATACAAGGCC